ACTGTAAACAATTAGTAGAAGTATCGAACTTTGTACAACGAGATATGCGATGCTGTGAACTAGGATTTGAAATAGGATTAACTCCGTTTGAAGAGGTTAGGACAATCAGTTTTGATGATCCAAACGAAGGATACACTTGTAGTACAGGTGACAATTTTGTAGATAATCCAAACTTAGAAATCCCCGCAGACATAGTAGATATGGAGGCTTATGCTATTGCAAAGGCGTGCCAGTATCACGGTGTCGAGTTTAAGTGTTTTAAATATATAAGTGATAGTGCCGATGAAAATGCAAACAAAGAATGGCATGAGACTGTTGCAAACGGCGAACCTCATTATATTAATGTATGGGACACTCATACTAGCAATTTAAATGACTACGACACACAACTACAATTAGACATGGATTAATATGGCAAAGAAACCGCAAATACCTTTACAAGAAGTTATGAAAGCCATAGACAAGAAAGATCGTGGCTGGTATAACAAACTTGATGCTGAAAAGAAAAAGGCATTTAGTGCCTGGATGATGATGAGATATGCTAGTAGTGTACAAGGCAGTTCAGCACCTGACTACATTTGGATGGTCAATGAGTTAGTTAATCATAAGTTTACTGATGTTAGTAAACACCCTGAGTTACAATGGTTATTGTTAACAGCGGCTGGTAGCGGTAAAGTACAACATCACCCATACATCAAACCGCCCAACAGTAGAAAGAAGAAAAGTAAACGTGGTGACTTTGTGCATTCTGTATTACCCCACTTAAAAGGTGATGAGGTAGCATTGTTTTTGTCGTTGAATGATGATAACGACCTTAAGGAATTAGCACTAGCAAATGGTTGGGACGATAAAGAAATTAAGGATCTATTAAAATAATGGAATGCAAATGGTGTAAAAAATCATTTAAGTCTGAGACTACTCTGGCTGTCCATATGTGCGTTAAGAAGCGTAGATTTGCAGACAAGGATATGAGCCATATTAGATTGGCACATAGGGCGTTCCAGATATTCTATGAAATAAACACTAGTGCAAAAACACCTAAGACTATGGAAGACTTTATTGTAAGTCAATACTATGAAGCATTTGTAAAGTATGGTAGAGCATGTACAGTAAACGAGTGGTTAGATCCTGTAAAGTACACAGAACATTTAATTAAGACCGGCGTAAAGTTAAAACAATGGGCGTCAGATAGAGAGTACGACAAGTATTTAAAAACTTATGTTAGAAAAGAGCCAGGATTAAAAGCATTGGAACGTACTGTTATATATCTTGCAGGATGGGGCGAAGAAAATAATGAGCCTTGGCAAGACTACTTTGATAAAGTATCGCCTAGCAGAGCAGTATATGATTTAAGAAGTGCAAAGGTAAGTCCTTGGATATTATATCTTAGCGAATCCGGTGATAAGTTATTAGAAAGGTTCAATAGTGAACAAGTTAAAATGATACAGGATGTAATTGATCCTCCATTTTGGATGAAGTTGTTTACTGCAAACAAAGAAGAAGCAAACGAAATTAAACAGGCTTGTAAGGAAGCAAAAATATGAAAGCAAAATTAATTAGTTATAGTCAAGCACCAGCATTAACAGGTGCTGACCCTAGTCCATTGGATTTAGTGGCTTACTGTGCTAGAGTAAGTAATCCAGACAATCAGAATAATACTGAAACAAATGAAAAACTTGTAAATTATTTGGTCAAACATAAACATTGGTCACCACTTGAAATGGTATCAGTGTGTATGGAGATTGAAACAACCAGAGACATTGCAAGACAACTGTTACGACATAGAAGTTTTAGTTTCCAAGAGTTTAGTCAGCGTTATGCAGACCCAACAAAGGATTTAGAGTTCGAGATACGTGAAGCAAGACTACAGGACCCTAAAAACAGGCAAAACAGTGTACCCACAGATGATGGACTACTGCAACATGCATGGGCTGACTTGCAACAGAAGGTTATAGACACCGCCTTAGAAGCATATAACTACGCTCTAAGCAGAGGTATTGCTAAAGAGCAGGCAAGAGCAGTACTACCGGAAGGTAATACACTAAGCAGGCTGTACGTTAACGGTACGCTCCGAAGTTGGATTCATTATATTGAACTTCGTGGTGCTAATGGTACACAGTTAGAGCATATGGAATTAGCATGGGCAGTAGCAGATGCAATTAAAAATATTTTTCCAATGGCTGAAGACTATGTAAGGAAGGAAATTTGAAAAAGAAAGAAGAAATGTTAGTAATCACAATGGAAGAATGTGGTGAACTAATACAAGCATGTAGCAAGATGTTACGTTTTGGTGAAGATCAAGACTATACACAATTGCAAGAAGAGATTGGCGATGTTATGTGCATGATTGAAATACTTAAAGATGGCGGACTTGTAAGCGATGAACAAATACAAGAACGTATCAAAGTAAAGAAAGAAAAACTGATGAAGTGGAGTTTATTGTACACAGAAGGAGAATGATATGAACGACTACGACGATTACAGTTACGATAATATGGGTTCAATTACAATAGGTAATGACATATATACCACAGCAGATACATCAACTGTTACTATTAGTGGATCAAGTACACCTTATTTTACACTCGATGATAATATTACATTAACACTTGATGATAATATTAACACAGAGAGCAAGATTCAAATAGGTAAGTTCGAACTTGACGAAGAAAAATTAGGTAAGTTAGATGCACTATTGAATGTAATCGAATCTTTAGAGGATGACAATCCTGTCAAAGAGTTGTATAATGCACAACGTATGATAGATAAAATGAAAGGCAAACTATGAAAATAAACTTCGATGTTGATATTGATATGGCAAATAGGGATAAGTTCTTAGAACTTTTTAACCCTATACCTGCTAGTATCAAACGTGAGCAATCATATGAGAAACACAATACCGGAGTTTACTTTCAGCCTATACCTTCTTTCCCTTTAGAAGGGTACAGCACAATAGACCATAAAGAAGCAGAGGATATGGGATATTTTAAAGTAGACGTATTGAATAATAGTGTTTACAAAGATATCATAGACGAAGCACACTTAGATAGTCTATTGGCAAAAGAACCAATGTGGGAGTTGTTTGAACATGAAGAAATTGTTAAACAACTCTTCCACGTTGGTAATCACTATGATATTATTAAACAGCATCAACCTAAGAATGTTGAACAACTTGCAATGATACTTGCAATGATTAGACCTGGTAAGCGATACTTAGTAGGTAACAGTTGGGATATTATTGAAAAAGAAGTATGGGAAAGAACTGACGACTACTTCTTTAAGAAAAGTCATGCGATAGGATACGCAATGGTAATTATAGTCCAGTTGAATCTTTTGGTTGGTAAGGTTTAAATAGTCTTTTTAACTAATTGAATACTTCTTCGTTTTATTCTCTTCTTAAGAATATTCTGCATACTGGTCACAGGACCGAATAATACATCCGTCTCTTTAAGAATAAATGTTCTCAAGCAGTACTGTAATTCTTGCATCTCTTGGAATAAGAATATATCTATTGGCAATTGTCTATTCGACTCCCACCACCATAGTTCGCCGTACTCTAGCATAAGTTTCTTATGCTCGCCGGTCCTACAACGCTCAATATCATAAAAACTAATAATTTGTTTGTCTTGATTTTGAACGATACCTACGAATTCTTTTTCGCTAAAGAGCAAACCAGTCAAAAATGGAAATTTATCTTGTAGCTCTTGTTCTTTAGTCATCGTGATATTTATGTGTCTAATAGATAAATATAGTAAAGATAATGGTAAAGAACAATGACAAGCGGAACCGCACATACATTATATAACTTAGGATATCAGACCGTAGATTTAGTTCTTAGTGCGGATGGTATATATGTGGATAATAGACCTATGAATCAGACAAAATTAGTAGTACATAAAGGGTTAAACAATCAATTAAACTTTCATGTAAGAAACAGAGACAGAGTTAAGCAAAATCTTAGCACTAAAACGTTGTATGCTACAGTTATTAATCCTAACACTAGTAAACGTGTTTTATTTAAACCGTTGACGCTAGTTAGTGGTGGAACAACAGGTGAAGCAAGACTAGATTTAGTTACAGGCGATATACAAGATTTATCACCCGGGCTATATCAAATAGCAATAAGTGAAAGTGCAGATTCAGGTGCAACACAGTCTCCGTTATACGCAAATCAAAACGACAGAATTGTAACTGATTTAGAAATCAAAAGTAGTTTAGAGTATGAACCAAGTCCAACTCAAACAGCATCTGTGTTCACACAGACAGCAAGTGTTGGTGTAGATGGTATAGATTCCTTTGCAACCTCTTCGTTGTATGGTAATCAAGATAAAAACTATAGGCATAGCGGACACACAATAGCACTTTATATGACAGACTTTGTAGGCACTGTTAAAATACAAGGTTCAGCACTAGCATCAGCACCAACACAAGATACAGATTGGTATGATATTAATGCACAAGGTGACATTGGTAATCCAGCAATTCCTTATACTACAGCAACAAATGGCGTTGATCCTTTTAACTTCGTAATAAACACTAATTGGATTAGAGTTATTTTTGACCAAACTTCAGGAACTTTAGATAAAGTTTTACTCAGAAACTAGTTGACTTTTAAATACTAGGTGTTATAATTACTGTTATGCATCATCATGAATTAGTTGACCAAGTACACCGACTGTTAATGGATAACTTGCCGTTACAAAATGGCAAGACTCCAGGCGGCTGGACAACATTCAATTGCCCAATGTGTAGCGATAGGCGTAAACGTGCTGGTGTTATACAATCAGGTAGCAAAATAAGTTTCCATTGTTTCAATTGCCAATACACAACTGGTTGGGCACCTGCACCTAGATTAGGTGGCAAGTATAAAAAACTGGTTGAGACATTGGGGGTGCAGGTAACAGATATTCATAAAGTTGTATTGGACTTAATGAAACACGGCGAAGAACTAGAAATAGAAGACGCTGACGATAGTTATGTATACAGTGCGGCAGAGTTTAAAACACACAGTCTGCCAGATGAAACTACTATGGTAGAAGACTTGCCTGATGACCATAAAGTAAAACAGTATGCAATTGAGCGTGGACTGTTAGGCAAGTTTCCATTACTGCATATTAATAATCCTGTTTATAGTGCTAGGCTTACAATACCGTTTATGTACAATAACAAATTAGTAGGCTGGACTGGAAGACATGTAAATCCACCTAATAAAGAAACAGCAAAGTATTTGCTAAACACACAACCTGGGTATGTATTTAATATTGACAGGTTTGTAGATAGTGATAGAGATTTTGTTATTGTAGTAGAGGGTGTATTTGATGCAGTGTTTGTTGATGGCATAAGTGTATTAGGTAATGTAGTAACACCAGAACAAGCACACTTAATTGACAAACTAAATAAACGTGTTATACTATGCCCGGACAGAGATGATCCAGGTAAAGAGTTAATCGACCAAGCAGTTGATTTAGGGTGGGAAGTTAGTTTTCCACCTTGGCATCCTGATGTAAAAGATGCCGCAGACGCAGTAGAGCGTTATGGTAGATTACTTACAGTAAAAAGTATTGTGGATTTTGCTACAAACAATAAAGTTAAAATCCGTGTACAGAGTAAAATGTTATGAAGATGTTAATTAGTGGTTGCAGTTTTACAGGCGGATCAGATGTAATACATCATGAAGAAACAGGACTAATAGTAAAGAACAACCAAACAACATGGTGCAGTTTTTTAGATGCAGATGTGAACAACATTGCATTAGGTGGAAACAGCAACCACAAAATAAGTCGTAGAGTGTTTGAAGAAATAGACAATACTTATGACTATGTTATAGTACAGTGGACAGCACTACATAGACAAGAGCGTTACAACACTATGACAAAGCAATGGGTGAATTTTTGTAATGCTGGGCATGTAATAACAAACGACCCTTACAATAAAGTAGGAGGTTCTTACAAGAACGGATTGTACGACTGGCACACAGACGACTTCAAGTATATGGATGATACTCCTGCAAATGCTGGAGTAGAAAAAACATTTAATTTAACAAACAAGGCTATGACGGCAGAATTATTATACGGTAAGTCGTTACAGGATTACAGGATAGACTTTTTAAAAACAGTTATCACAACACAACAAGCATTGCAAAAACGAAATATTCCATTTCTTTTTACTAGTATGTCTAACGAATCACATATACCTACTATAGCAATGGGCGGTTCCGGCTTTGATTTTAACAGCGACAACATGTTGTGTGACTACGAAAGGCACTTATTAAAAGAAATAGATATAACAAAATGGACTGGTAAGCCAATGAGTTTTATGATGGATAACAAAACAGTAAGCCACGAAGACGGGCATCCAAGTCTGGAAGGACATAAATTAATATACAATCACATAAAGAAGGACATGAAACAATAATGGATCAAATACAAGATTACAACGAAGAAATACAACAGTTATTCCTCAACTTTTTAGTTACTGATCCAGAGTTGTTTGTTAGGGTAAACGGTATCATTGAGCCGTATATGTTTAACAAAAAGTTTCAAGCAACTGTTAAATTCTTAAAAGACCATGCCACAGATTATAGTAGCATACCCACTATTGACCAAATTAGTGCAACAACAAATGTAGACTTGGAACGTATAGATGGTGTTAACGATAACCATGTGGATTGGTTCTTAGATAGTTTTGAAAGATTTTGTAGACACAAAGCATTAGAAAAAGCAATCTTAGAAAGCACAGACTTATTAGAAACAGCAGACTATGGTGCAGTAGAAAACTTAATTAAAGAAGCAAGTCAAGTAGGATTAGTAAAAGACTTAGGACTAGAGTATTTTGATAATCCTAAAGAACGTTTACAATACATTAAAAGTCAAGCAGGTGCAACAAGCACAGGATGGCGAGATGTTGATAGAAAATTATATGGCGGATTAAACAAAGGCGAGATTACTATTTTTGCTGGAGGCTCGGGTGCAGGTAAAAGTTTGTTCTTACAGAACTTAGGTGTTAACTGGAGTTTAGCAGGACTTAATGTTGTATACATTAGTTTAGAGCTTAGTGAACAACTTATTAGTATGCGTTTAGATGCAATGGTAAGTGGCTACAGTACTAAAGATGTTATGAAGAATATGGATGACGTTGATTTAAAAGTGCGTATGAAAGGTAAAGGTGCAGGCAAGTTCAGAGTAAAACAAATGAGCAGTGGTGTAACAACTAATGATGTTAGGGCTTTCATCAGAGAGTATGAAATTAATTCAGACTTAAAAGTCGATGTTGTATTAGTTGATTACTTGGATTTAATGATGCCTATTAACAGCAAGATTAGTGCTAATGACCAGTTTATCAAAGATAAGTTTGTATCAGAAGAGTTGCGTAACTTAGCAATGGAAACTGGTGTAATACTTGTAACAGCATCTCAGTTGAATAGAGGTGCAGTAGAAGAAATAGAATTTGACCACCACCATATTGCAGGTGGTATATCTAAGATACAAACAGCGGATAATGTGATTGGTATTTTTACAAGTAATGCAATGAGAGAACGTGGTAGATATCAAATACAGTTTATGAAAACACGTTCTAGTAGTGGTGTTGGTAGTAAAGTAGATTTGAAATTTTGCCCTGATACATTAAGAGTAGAAGATTTAGAAGAAGGCGATGAGGGTGCTGTAAGTGTAGCATCCAGTGGATTACTAGAACAACTTAGTAGGAATAAAAGTATCAAGGCAGATGAGCCAGAGCAACAAGATACTGTGAACCAAGCATTAAACATGCGAGAGTTTATGAAAAAAAATGACCTATAAAAGATAAATACAGATACATAGGGAATTTAATTATGTCATTTAAAAAGTCGAGAACAATTTTAGAAGAACTACAACAGATTTCTGTTGATAGGGATAAACATCATGTGTTAGAAAACAGGGTGGAAAATGTTGTATCTGCTGTACAGAATCTTAAAAAGATGTTACAAGAAACATACAGTGAAGAAGATGCTTTAGACTTAGAAAGAAGACTTATCAATAGCATTAAAAGTGGCGATCCAAAAAAATTCTCCAGGGGTATAAAAAAAGTACTCGAAAATAAAGAGAGTTAATATGAAGATTTTTGAATTTGGTGATTTAGTATACGAAAAAGGCGCAGAACAAACCTATAAGAGAACCAATAAAGGTTCAAGCAGAGGCGGTGGAGACACTGGCGTATCTGCAATGTATAGAGG